ACTCGTTGTTTGGTAGTAAGCTCCTCCTCGCTTGGTGCGCGCATTGCTTGGCGCCATCCCGCATCCTCTGTGTCGGAAGCTTGTGGTGCGGCCGGCCTGTCATCACCAAACGGAGGGGCGTCGTCTATCCCCCACTCAGCCTGTCTTTTACGGCGCACTCTTTCGGAATATCCAGCCGTATGCTGCAACAACTTATACTTTTCATCCCAGGATGACGTAGCCTTCAGTTTCTCAATAGACTCTTCCGCAGAAAGCCGCGTCCCTACAATTTTAAACAAGCGGAGGCCCGCTGCTTTGCCGCGGCCTTTGGCCGATAATGTTAAGGCATCTATAAAATTGTCTTGAGTTAAAGTAAATTCCTCAATCGCAATTTTTTCACCGTCTTTGCGAGCTACCACATAAACCATACGACCGAACTCAGCTAAGCCATCCACAAGATTAGTATAGCTTCCTTCGATATTGGTTTTTAGGCCCAGTAACTTTAAACTAATAGGCAACGGATCATCACTTTCAGTAAAGGCAATCAAGTCTTGAATTGGCAAGTTTCCCTTGGCAGACACTTCCCCTACTTGCTCCCCTTGTAACAACGCTGCGATGAACCCTTCGAACACAAAACCTGCACTGGCAGCATTAAAGCTCGTAACAACCGCACTCAGGGATTCGAGAATGATAAGCGAGGAAATAATGCGCCTAGGCGACGTAATTTTATTATCGGGGGCTGCAATTTGTTGAAGAAAGGCTAGCTTTCCTTGAATAGTCCTTCCTCCTCCGACAACATTAAACAGGCGTTCGATTTGCGCGCGTTCCATCGACTCAGGATCTCCCCATGCTTCTGTGGGAGTGAATTTGGGCAACACTAATAAAAACTCTTTTCCCTTGGAAACCTTGGTGGACGCTTCGGTCACCACTACGTTATCATATACTTGGTCCAATGTTTCCTCAATCAACTGCATAAGAGCCTGCGGATCCATCAGTTGATCCATTGTCTTGTTATATTCTTCTTTTAAAATCTGGGCCAATTCGGACATCTCATCTTTTCCTTATATAATAATATCAGCAATACCTAGCTCGACTGCTTCTTCTGCTGATAAATAGACATTAACTTTGCGTTCGAGCATCTTTTTCAATCGTGATTTGGTCAGTTTTGTTTCGGATACTAAACAATCAATGAACATTTGTTGTAGTTGCTCAATGGCTTCCATTTCATTTAACATGTTGTGCAAGTCTCCTTGGTTGCCTCCGACGACTGAATGGATCATGATCCGACAGTTCTTTGCAATCTTGCGTTCGCCTTCGGTGCCGGCAGCCAAGATTAATACTCCCGCCGACATTACCTTGCCAAGCCCAACAGTATGAAGAGGCGTGCGTTCACGTACCACCCTCATTACATCATACAGGGCAAACATATCGTCAGCGGAGCCTCCGTAGGTAGAGATATAAAAATCGATAGGTTCTATATCTTTGGGGTCTTTGTGTTTATTAAGATCATTAGCATACAAAAGCGCATGCACTAATTCTCCTATTTTTTCTTCTACTACTTCTGCGAATAATCCTACCATAGGAGCCGCTTCTTGCTCGGGCTCTTTTAATTGCGAAGGATCAAAAAAAATTAAATTCTTTTCTTCTTCTTCCTCCAAGTCAGTGATAAAGGTGGTGAGCGCTTTCTTAATTCGTTTAATCATGGGGGCCTCTCATTAAAAACTGTAGGGCGAAATCTTTGTTGGCTTCTAGGTATCTCATTGCACCTTCCCAATCATTAAAATCCAATATTCGATCAAAAGGAGGAGGGTGCAGTTGCACCAGCATTGTGACGGCTTTCTTCTTATAGTACGTTAATTCTTCTTCCATCTGATAGGAAAAAGCCGTGATATTGTGGTGGGACTCTTGCGATTCTACCATTTTTTCCATGCGGTAGGCTTTAGCAAAATAAAAGTCTTCGATTGCTCGGGCAAGAATAGACGTAGCCACCACTTGCGCAGCTTTGATAAGAAGAAGACTAGTACGAGTAGACTTAATAAAGTAAAGAAGCTTGCAAGTTATGTATCCGAAGATAAAGGTTAATGTAAAGACACCCCATTCCACTATCGTCTCCTATCGGTAAAACAAATCGACCACCAGAGCTTACACCCTAGTGGTCAATATAACTGCTCGTAAGGTTGTTGTCAAGTTTTATTTTGCTGTTAAACGATTGAAGATACGTTCAGCCAATTGATTGGCCATATCTTCGCTCTTCTGGTCCGCCATCAAGCGCGCTGCTACGCGGCGAGACACTTCAGCTACAATCTCTTCTTGATTAAGCTCTTCCATCTGCGCGCGAGTTTCACCAGCGCGACCGGCATCATATGCGCTATCTTGGGTTTGATCACCACACTCTACACGGTTGCCGTCAGAATCATAGCATTTCTTCCCAGCGCGCTGAGTACGAGGGGAGCGAGGGTCTGGAGCCTTAGCTGCAGCATACGCCTCATCGATATCCTCTTCCTCTTCCTTCAACCAGCGGCCTGTAGCCTTGTTCGCCACATCGCTCCGGTCTTGCTTGCCGGCCTTCGTGGAAGAAGCTGCTCCGGATGCCTTGGGAGTGTTCCAACCCTCCTGATATAAATCAGAGTTGCCGGGTACCTCTTCTTCGGCGCCAAATTCCATTTCGACGTCATCGCCAGGGCCTTCTAATTCTGCTGCGCCGACTTCAAGTTCTTCTTCACCCCCTTCTTCGCCGTCTACGCCTAAGTCCATGTCTACGCCATGTTGTTCGCCCCAGTCTTGAATGTGTTGGAGCAAGTCCACAACGAGTTCTTCAGCTTCTCCGCCTTCCTCGCCTTCCATACCTGCGTCATCAAGCGGAACCTCGTCCTCAACGGCTCCTACTTCTAATTCATCTTCGACTTCTAATTCGTCTTCTTGTTCATCTAGCGGATTATTGGTAAAATAATTCTCACTTAATGGAGCGAGATCGGCTAGTTTCATGAATTTCCTAACCTCGCCCTCTGTTAACAGTTTGTTACGAGCCATTTAATTTTCTCCTTGAGCATATAGATGCTAACTCAAAAATAAATAGTAATCTCTTTCAATAAAGTCCAAAAAAACGAGTTTTTTATAAGTCGGGGTGCTCTTTGGCAATCACGTCAAATATATCTACTAGCTGCTGGTCCGATAATCCTAAGTCCTGCGCCCGTTGTGTGCCGGCATTTCGCAGCCCGGCTGTTTTGGCTTTGCGTACTTTTGATTGTGGCTTAACGTCATCAATATAAGACAAAATTCTATCGTCTTCTTCCAGATAAGCTGTGATAAGGTGACGAAAAAAAGCGGATTGCGTCAAGCCGTCCTGACGCAGTTTTATAATCAATTTTGCTTGGCGGTGGTCGTTGTCTGTAAACACAATCTTCTTGGTTAGTTTGCCATAATCAATCTCATTGGACATTACCATTTCCTCGTTAAAATATGCGTGTTGCTTTCAGACAGGCCCGATGGACTTTGACGAACATATTCAGCCTTAAGCTGCAGTTCTTCTATGGAACGCGCGCCGGAATATGAAAGTCCCGAACGGATTCCCCGATCCACATCCTCTAGGATAGCCTTCACGCGACCTTGATAAGGCACTCGTGCAGACACGCCCTCAAGAGAGGTATATTTCCCGCGCCATTCGGTTTGCGCTTCTTTGCTGGCCATGCCTCGATAAGACTTCCACGTACTACCATCAGTATCTCGTTGAATTTCCCCGGGAGCTTCCGTAGTGCCCGCCAACAAGGAGCCGCACATCACCGCGTCAGCGCCGCATGCCAAAGCTTTTACAATGTCGCCGGAGTTTTTTATGCCGCCATCAGCTACAATAGTAACGTCTCGGTCTGTTTGAGAACAATCGAGAATCGTTTGCAAGCCGGGGAGACCGTGGCCGGTTTGAATCCGAGTAGAACAGATAGAGCCGCCGCCAATATTGCAACGTACTGAGTCGGCGCCCCAATCCGCTAGATCATTAATGCCTTCCAGCGTAGCAACGTTTCCTGCCATAATATGAAAGTTGTCTCCAAAAATTGCTCGCAGGGACTGAAGGGCGCGCTTTACTAAGAGATGGTGACCATGTGCCACGTCAATGCATATAAAGGTTGCGCCGGCATCATAAGCGGCCGTCGCTCGGTCGATATATTCTCCAGTGACACCCACTGCGGCCCCTACATGGTCAAATTCACTGATAGTGTCGCTAGCGCGCTTAATATAGCGCTGTTGTTCAATAATGGTATTATATCGGTGTACTACGCCGGCCCCACCATGAGTGGCCATGGCGGTAGCCATGGATGCGCCGGTTACTGTATCCATCGGAGACGATAGGAGGGGTGCTTTAAGAACAAGGCCGTTTCCCAGATCGGCGGTAATGTCAATTTCGGTGCGCGATTCAATATCAGAGTATTGAGGGACGAGCAGAATGTCATCATATGAAAGAGAGTTACTCATTTTTTCCTTTCTCCACAAATTCTTTAATATCGTTGGTGTAAAACCATGTCATTTTGTTGGGCGGGTCTGGATCTTGGAGGTGCTGAATACTCAGTCGTTTATCCCCATTTTTTATCATGACGATGCTAGGCACTCCGTGGAATCCTAGGCGCCCTTCAATAGAAAGATCATCTTCAATATTGAAAGCGAAAAAATGTAAATTTTCTCCCTCGTCATACTGGTTAGCAATGTCTTCGTAATAATCTTTTAAGCTATGGCAATAATGACAATTGTTGGCATAAAATTTAACAATGCATGTAGCCGTGTCTTCGAAGCGGCCTTCAATAAGTTTATGAAGCGCTTCTGTTGATAGTCGTTCAACCATATTTCTCTATAACCTTTTGTGTTTTTTCTAAGCAGTCCGGACAAAAGAGCCTTACTTGATTTGATTCTTCTCTCACTACCACTTGCCATGATGTTACCATATCTTTATTGCTCTTGTCAAATGCTTTTTCACAAGTATTGCATGCGGTGGGCAAGTGTTCAAAGAGGAAAATTTTTTGGGAAAGATTCCGCTCGTCTGGGGACAATTTCTTTTCTACTTTCTTCGCTTTTCTGCGTTGTTTTCTGTTCATTTATAAATTCAATTCTAACCGGGCTGCGTCACTCAAGCGTTCGGGAGTCCAAGGGGGTTCAAACACAATATTAATAATCGCCTTATCAATAGATTTTAATTCTTCTATTTTTGTTTTTACTTCCACCGGAAGGCTTTCGGCCACTGGGCAATTGGGAGAGGTCAAAGTCATCACAATTTCTACTCTTTTATTATCTTGGAGATTGATTTCATAAATCAACCCCAATTCATAAATACTAACCGGAATTTCAGGATCATAAATACTCTGTAATACCCTTACAATCTCTTGCGCGCAAAGTGCTGCATTTTCTGTCTCCATTACCGTGTCAACGCTCCCATGCGCGGATAATCGGCCCACCCATCAGGACGACTTCTAAACACCACCACAGCCGAGGGAAAGGGGGCACTATTGTTACTGTCTCCAAACTTAAGTCGGCCTTTAATGAAGAAAACCATCTCTGCTTTCATTACATAATTATGCCAATATTTTGTGTCAGTGCGCGCAGGGATCAACATCACTACCTTAGTGTCTGGATCTTGTGCTTCTTCATATCCTTTCTTGATCCACTCTTCGATTCCTCGCCCGTAGGGAGGATTGACAAAGACTGTGTGGCCTTGCCAGCTTTTCTCCAAGCCGTTTTCAGTCGGAGTATAGAAGTTGGCACACTTAGTGTTGTAAGGGGTGGCGCACGGATCTAAATCAAAAGGCCCAAATCTCCAATCTAGTTTCTTAAAAAAGTCATCGGGAGTTGCCCATTCACCAGTTGTGCTGGCAAACATTACTTTTTGTGTGGCTTGGTTCATCCTGTACTCCCTAGGGCTCCGTCGCCCCTGTCGCTGATGGTCATCGGATAGTCATTATACAGCGCCTCTGTGGCTGTCTCTTGCGGTCGAAAATGTACTACGGGGGTCAGCACCAGTTGTGCAATTTTTGTGCCCGGCGCAACATATTGAGTATTGGAACCCACATTGTGAAGGTTAATAAACACCTCTCCTTCGTAGCCTGAATCAACCACGCATGCCCCTACAACAAGGCTGCGCTTTGCAGCCATTCCAGATCGATTCTTCACTTCAAGCATATACCCGTGGGGTACTTCAAACTTTAAACCTGTGGATAAAATCCGGCTGTCTCCTGGTTGGAGACGACATTTATCCTCGGTATTCTCGGGACAGTAATAAACGTCTAAACCCGCATCCGAGGGGTTTGCGCGGGTTGGGGTCGTAACCCCTTCCCGCACCTTTGAGTATCGTATAATCATGGGGTAGGCTTTCCTCCGCTAATCATTTCAAAATTCTCCACCACTTCATCAATGTTAAACTTTCCTTTGTAAAGACGATATGCCTTTACTGCTGCTCTAATCTCATCCGTATTGAGCCAGCTATTCTCGCGGTACTCTGACCGCAGGTCGCGACGTTGATCCTTATAGGGTTCCATCGCCTCTTCAATTGCTGCCAGTGAGCGAATATACTCCTTGACATATCTCTTTTTCTCTTCGTGTGAATTGGCCACACTTGCCTCCTTTGTTACTCTATTAATATAACAAATAATTCGGTGGATGTCAAGTAGTTTTATTCTATAAATCCAAAAAGTTGATGCAAGTATCTTCGCATTAAATCATCTTTTTCATCTGCAGTCTCGCATTCTGCAAACATATAATTGTAAGTCTGTTTCTCGCTTATAATGTTCTGGTTAACAGTGCCGGCCTCTTTGCGCATCCACCGTACTTGCTCTTTATAGTTGGTAGGGGTCTCAACCCCATATTGATCCGCGAGATCTAAGAGGACAAAATAACGGCGCTCCTCTAATGCTTTCAGCGCCTTCTTGAACGTCTGCATCTTATGCTCTCTCTCTTCGGGGCTTAAATCTTTGGAAAGACGGTCAGGATGAAAATGCATAGCCAATTTTTTGAACACCCGAACAAATGCTTTATGCACTTCGGTTTCTCGTTCAAAATCTTCCACTTCCTCCATCATGTTCGCAAACTCTTCATTATCTTCTAGAAGCTCATCGTTCTGGCACAAACTTGTTTCACTACTAGACTCCTTGAAGGCGTTGCTGGGATTGTCCAAACCGAGCCTTTCATAATGAGCAGCCGTCAAAGCCGCCAAGTCAATATTGTTGCGCTGGCAATACTCTTCATAGTATTGTTGGAATTCAGGGGCAGTCGTTTTAGTTATCTGGTGGGTCAAGTCAAGTTCCCCATATAGATAACGTAACTCGTTTACTATCTTTTGCCATCGAAGCCGAATTGTAGACACATTTTATCCTCTCTACTTAAAATCAAACTTAACGCGAGCTTCGATCTTTAATGTAGGGATGTGTAGGTGGTTGGTGAGATTGTGCTTTAAGCACTCGTCACCTTCTAAAAACCAGTCGGCGTGGCCTTTTTCATGAATGATATCCAAAAAATAATCTTCGTGATGGCCACAGTTTTTGGCCATCATCTTATAAACTTTTTGATTTAATCTCTCGGTCTCTTCTGCGTCTGCTTTAATCTCTTCTACTTTTCCAATAGTCATGGAAGATACATCATGAATCATTAAAGTTGCGTCTGGGTCCATGTATCGCATTCCGTCTTTGCCGAAACTAAAAAGGATGGCGCCGCATGACATGGCCTTTCCTTGCACTATGGTGGCGACGGAAATGCGTGCATGAGTGATGTCGGAAATCATCGACATCAAACTATAGACTTGCCCTCCGTAGCTATCAATGATGATAGGCACTACGGGTTGGCCCGTATTGTGGGCTTTGCTCATTTTCTCTGAGAAGTCTTTGGCTGCAACCTCATCAAACTTTTTAACCCGAATGACAATAGGCAAATCATCAACAAATTCTTTGTCTTTTAACAAGGGGCTGAAGTTGGTGATGATGTTCATATTACTAATTACCCCAGCAATCGAAAATTGTGCCGAATAGATCGAGTTGAAAAGCCCCAGTCGGGATCATATTCTAACCGAGACATATAGGGTCGATTAACAAAAATCGTATCCCTATCCGGTCGGACTCCCCAACAGCGAATGCGCGTCAGTTCATTATTACTATCAATTACTTCTATAATCCAATAGAGTTTTCCATTCTTAGTTTTGCGTGGAACAATCTTTCTGGGGATAAACCAACACAATTGAATATGCGGATCAAATTCAGAGATGGGAGGCACGAGCTTGTCTTGTAGCTTCTCAATCGTCTCTGTATTGATAACAAGATTGATAGGAAAGATTCCGGTGAGATCTGTCTTAAATTGAATGATCTCTTCTTCAGTAAAGTCTCCTTCGGGCTTATATTTCTCCATGTTCTCGACCAACTTCTTCAAGGTCTTGGGTCGGTCCACCACACACGCTGACCAGAAATGCTTTCGGCCGGTAAAGCGATCATCCATGATGCCGTCCAAGGCACCACCACGACACAGCGCGTCCAGCGCCTTCTTGTTAAACTTGCTGTAGGAGACTCCCTCTCGAAATAACAAGTCTTCTGCGTTCTTAAAAGGTCGATGGTTTAGAATCTGTTCGATTGCGGCCATCCCGAGTCCCTTAATAGAAGTCAGCGGCTGAATAAGGGTCTTGCCATCGGCACTAATCTCCCAGACGGTGCCTGACTTGTTGATATCCAATGGCTCAATTTGAAAGCCGTACTTCTTTGCGATGTTGATGGCTTTTTCTTTTCTGCTCTCGGGCTCTTTGTCCAAGAAGGCGGCCATCCACTCAGAAGGATAATAATTCCATAGCCACGCACACTGATAAGAGATAATACTATAGCTAACGGCATGCGACTTGTTAAAGCCATAGCCGGAGAAATATTCAAACTTATCCCACAGCGCTTCGGCTGCATCCCGAGCGATCCCGTTGGAAACACACCCATCAACAAATTTAACACGAAGCTTAGTCTTAATGCCGCCTTTGCCTGTACCTTTCTTGGTCAAAACCTTGCGGAGCATGTTGCCCTCGTCAAGAGTCAGCGCGCCTAGCTTGTGTGCCAGGAGTGCGATCTGCTCTTGGAAGATGAGAAAGCCAAATGTTTCTTCGGTAATTTCTCTCGCTTCTTCCGACAAATACGATACATATTGCGGATGGTTCTTTGCTTCTACATAGTCAGCATCGACTCCAGCCGAAAGGGGACCAGGACGGAAGATTGAAGTTACCGCTGAGATATCGATAAGGCTTGTCGGCTTGGCTCTGGTACAAAAGCCTTGGGCCCCCTGTTCAGTAAACTGGAAGACGCCGGCCCACTTGCCCTCATGAAAGACATTCTCATATACCTCTTGATCATCAAAATCCAAGACATCTGGATGGATGTGTTCATTGTAAAATGTCAGTACATCTTCGAACGTAGGATTCTCGATGCCATGATGACGGCGCAAGATATGCTCAATGCACCCTTCCATCATCTTTAAGGTCGAGAGTCCCAATAGATCAAACTTAATGAAGCCCATGGGCTCCAAGTGACGCACGTTCTGTCCTTCGCTCCATGGCGACTGGCGTACCCCTCCCGAATTAATGAGAGGCATATGACGATCTAGATCTTCTGCAATCACAACGCCGCCTGCATGACGGCTGCACGACCGCACCTGTCCGACCAGCCCTTCAACGCGGGCTTTGACTTCGGGGTAAGTCTGCAAAAACTTCTGGAGGGTGACCGAATACTCCATCACCTCTTCCCAGGTGGGTGCGTAGACGCCGGCTTTAATCCCGTGCTTCTTTTTAGCCTCTGGCGTAGCCTCTCGAATCATAACGCTTGTTACGTTATTGACCTCTGTAAAGGGGATACCATAAAGCTTTGAGATGTCTTTGATGAGCGATCTCAATTGCAAGGTGTTCCAGTTAGAAATGGGAGCTACGCAATCTTCTCCCCACATCTCCACCAACTTCTCTTTGAGTTCCATACTATCGGATACATCATAATCGATATCCGGATAGTCGGTTGCGTCGGAGCGCAGAAAGCGTGAAAACAGCAAGCCGTACTTAATGGGGTCGACTTGAGTGATGCCCAGTGTATAGGCCACAAGAGAACCCGCGGCTGACCCTCGGCCCGGGCCAGCGAGCATTCCTTTGGTGGCTTCGTCAGCAATAGCCTTCATGGTCAAGAAATACTTGGAAAACCCACGATCATCAATTACATCTAGTTCTCGCTTTAGTCTCGCCAAGTATTCTGGGTTTTCGTTAAGCCCTTTTTGGCGCAGGCCTTCGAGTGCATAGTTAACTAATGCTTGCGTGGCGGTTGTGCCGGCGGGCACCACAAAATCAGGGAGACGCACCGTGGTATCGGGAAAAAAGCTTTCGATGCGTTGGTGTGCGATGTGATAGGTTTCGGTAATGCTGTTCATCACCAATTCGTCATCATAATCAAAACCAGCAGTTTCGCAGTAATTCTGATAACTCTCCCACATTTGGTCGCCGTTCTTGGGATACAATTCGTATCCTATCTCCTCTACACCCTCGGGAAATTCTGCACCCTCACCCCAGGATGGAGTTCCTTTTCCAAGCCATCCTAGGCGTTTGTATAGCTCTCTATCCTTCCATGCGGTCTGGTTCGGGTAGTGACTGTCGGCTGTGGAAATCAGCTTCATATTAAACTCTTCAGAAATTTGAATAATGAGCTGGTTAAGTTCGTGTTGCTCTTTAATGTTGTTCCACTGTAGCTCGCCATACCAGCGATCTCCAAAGACTGCTTGCATGCGACGTGTTGTCTCCCGCATATCATCGAGGGCCGCTTCACGATCAACACCGGTGCGGTTGCCTTCTTCGTCGTAAGTACCGTTCTCCCAGTAGTTCCCAGCATAGACTCCGCCTAGACAGGCGGATGCAGCGATGACTCCTTCGCCATACTTCTCAAGCAGTGCATAGTCCATGCGAGGATAGCGATAGAAATTCTCACTTTGATAACTCTCCGAAACGAGTTTGAAAAGGTTGTTCAGCCCTGTTTGGTTTTGTGCCAACAGAATAAGGTGTCGGCGCCGGCGCAGAAGGCCTTGTACCTTCTTGCTGTCTGTTTCGTCTTCGACAGTGGCGCCTGAAGCGGCGTCCTTCTTGGCGCTGCGGGCGCGCTTCTTGTCTGCCATGGCTCTTTCATATTCCTCTCGCCACTCCTCAATGGAAGGAATAAAGTAGGCCTCGACGCCGAAAATCGGTTTAAAGTCCTTCCCCTCTGCCTGCATCTTCTTGGCGTGCAGAACCTGTCCCGCTAGTCCGTTCATGTTTCCATGGTCGGTGAGCGCTAACGCATCGCTCCCGTTCTCAAAAGCAAAGTCCATATGCGCATCGGGATACCCGATTGCATCAAAAATGGATCCTGCTACACTGTGGGCGTGTAGCCCTACGAATTTAATCGTCATCTAATTCTCCCTCTCTATATGGTAATTTAACATGTTTATGGGCCTTTGTCAAGCTATTTGATGGTTTTTGTATAAAGTTTTCAGAACCCATAAATAGTTGATATTGTTGCCATTTTGAGATATCATAGTACCAATCAAGCTCCTCTCTGTGGGCCCCTTGATCACCCACTTTCGCAAAGATGGTATCAAAAGCAAAGTGGCGTGCAGACCACCTTTCTAAAAGTGGCAATTTTTTTTGTGGATATTTTTCATCAGGACCGGGGTTTATATATTCGCGGGTAGTAGTTTGATTGACATGTCGTCGACAATGAATATAGTCGTCACCGAACATGGTGAAAGGAAGAGGAACATTATCTTTGACGGTTTTCCCTTCGTGGGTTAAAAAAAAGTTATTTTCAAAATCTGAAATTTTGCCGCGGAAATTTCTCAGCGAATACACATTATAGGCATTCATCGGAAATGTGACAAAATACTTATGCGGTATCACCCATTTAGATATCATGTTGGCCACTCTCCAGGCTGAATAGACGCCGTATAGCGCAGACCAGCCATATGAGTCTCGGCGGTCACGATCTTTGGGGTGGATAGGCACATAATATATAGGAATCTCTTTGCGATGTTCACTAGGGAAAACGCTATGCTGACGATAAAAATACACGGGGTCATAGGTCCACTCCCCTACTACCTTTTTAATGATGGGCGCAAGGTCATCGTTAGCCACAATCCAAATGGTTTGACATCCCGCTACTGCACACTCGAACACGGCTTTTTGTACAGCCGTGAAACCGGGGTCCACCGGCATCAAACAAGACGGTATCTGTAAATCAAAATCAGTTTGGAGGCCAGCGAGTGGGATGATACCTGCCAAGTGGATGTGTCTGCCATCACTCATAAGTTATCTAAAAATCTATTGTATCCCAAGCAAGCTGACGGTAAAGTCTGGAGTAAATCTTCTTCATCAATCTCCGGCACCTCGACCGCTTCGACTGATGGCTGTGGGCGTGCCAGTTGCGGGCTTCTCTCGCGGCCAATGATAGTCGTTCTAAATTTGTAATATTTGGGGGTACCCGTGGGCGAGTAGCCATTAAACAGTCCTTTCATTCCTCGGCTCTCCATCTCAGCCAGCATTTTAAAGCGTACCATCGTTTGACTATGGTCAAATTCTAAAAGTTCGGCTTCAGTGAGATGGGAGACTACACAAGCATCCTTGACCAGAGAATTCCCGTCAATGCGATCTGTAGGATAAAACCAGATGTGTTTGACAAAATCATCGGGTGTTTCAATGAAATCGATTTCATGCTTGCCTCCGCGATTGAACGCTATCCAATCATAACATATGTATAGGGGGTTGGCAACTCTTTTTTGCTTTACCAATCCTGTGCAATGGGGGTCACCAAAATAAAACGCCTTTTCAAATTTGATCTCGGCTATTTTTGAGTATTCATTAGAGCAGACTAAGGTTTCTCCGTTGTATCGCAAACTCTCGCAGAGGGTACTCAGAGGGGCGCGGCCGGCGAGTGCTGTAAGAAATAATAACCTCTCCCACACTAACATTTTGGGAGCTGCAACGTTAATGTTTCCGTTGTGAGTGGTGAGACGGCGTGCGCTGTTATCCAAATGAATACAGGACATATCTAAGTCGGGGTTCAGATAATCAAACCGAAAGGGCGGCTCGGGATCGGTAAAAAAAATGGGGAGTTTATTATGGAAGGCGTATAAAACTGCCGTTAGAGTACTCCCGATTACTATCTCTTCATACTCATGAATCATCTGCGCAGACTTCGCTCGCGCTACTGTATCCACTAGCCTCCTCTTCTTCTACTTCTTCTAGAAGCGCTTTAATGTCTAGTCCCGCGCAGTCTTTCTTGGTTTTGGACACATGATAGTGACTGGCAAAGCCTTTGAAATCTCCGTACTTCACATGCTGGGCATAGTTGTTGTCGGTATTACCAAATTGATTGAGGGGGGCCGCATAGGGAATGTCTAAGCCATTATGAATAGCTTTCCACAATTGTTTGAGCGCTCGGATTTGTACCGGATAGAACCCCAAAAAAGATTCGAGTTCCTGGCTTTGGCACCGTACCCCTTCTAAGATGGGCCTCTCTCCATGACCGTTTCTTACATACCACTCTTGATATTTAGGATAATATGCATTTGAAATTTCCACTCCCACCGAAGCACGATTTGCGCGCTCGCTGCCTGCGTGCCAGCAGCCATGCTGCATATCAATGGTTTGGTAGATTGTTCCATCATTATCGATGAGAAAGTGCACCGAAATACCGCGATTGTTTAAAACTTTTTGACAGGAGGCGGAACTGAGGCACACGTCCCAGTGATTTACAAAGTAGCGAATGGCGCGTGCTGGCCGGCCGCTGTAATCATAGTGTGTTCCTGGATTTGCTTTAAGGCCACCGCTCTCCGACCAAAGCACTACCTTGTCCCACTCAATAGGAATAAAGTTGCCATTAAAAACGATATAATTGGAATAAGTAGGGGTGTCGGGCTTGTGTTCATCAATGTCTACTTGACGCTCGGTCCAAATGCGACGAAAAGTCATGGGCCCTACGAGACCATCGGGAGTAAGAGAATGATCACGTTGCCACTTCTTCACTGCTCTGATCAACTTATCATCATAAAATTTCTCACCAAACCATGTTGGATCCCAGCCTAAATTAGCTGCAGACGATTCATTATAAAAGTTTTTATCGATTGGCATCCCATTCCGACCTCGCTATTCTTTCCCGACAATTCCTATAATATAATTATCTAACACAACATTAATCGTCTGGTTTTTAATATTAATTTCCTCAACCATTGTTTTATCTACTACGATTTGGCTCCCCACTTCTAGATTTTCCTTGAAGCGTACATCGCTAGCCCAACTAATAATTTCCGCTGTAATATAACGCTCTTCTTTGGGCTTAAAGTCGGCCGGCAACATGATACCACTTTCAGTCATGTTCTCGGGGGGTGCGGGGAGTCGAATGGAAACATATCGATTCACTGGGTTAAACAAATATCACCTCCTAAATTGTGCATGTGTCATTTGTACAGAATTTGGTGCCGTTTCCACCCTGTTCGTCATGAATGCGACTAATCGGAGTGATGGCACTTATCATTTTTTCATAAGTCTCTTGGCTAATAGCCTCATAGGGGGCCTGTTCATACCCTGTTTCCTCATACTTGAGGAAAGAGACAGCCTTCAAGCGCGTTTCATACATTTCGAGAGCATCTTTAATTTGGGACGCCTCTTCTTCTTTGAAAGTCACTGTAATGGAAACCGAATTGTCTGCCCAGTAGTGTTGATACTGCGCGGCGATTTCTAGTTGCTCCCACATTCCCACGTCTTGTTTTCCTTTAGTAAAGTGGCGTTCGTATACAGGAAACTCTACCACCATCGTGCGCGGAGAATACTTATCCTTTTCTACATTATAGCCTGACTTCTTAAGTGTGTCAAGAATTTTAGAGTCTTGAGAGAAACGAATACGGCGAATATAATATTCGGCTTCCGGAAAATGAATACCTGGAGTTGATCCATTAAGAAGCGAGACCGTCCCCGAGGGCTTAATGGATGTGGTGCGTACAGATTTCGGAATGCATAGCCAGTTAGAATATTCTTCATCTAGTTCATTAATAGTCTGGTAGGCCGTGTCGCTCCATTGATACATCTGGCGGCGGCCATGCTTAGTGAAGGCCTGGACAACGCCCGACTGGGACAATCCAATACGTCGGTTCTTAAGCATCTTGGCGTTTGTTTCGGGCCAGTGAGTGTTGGAAAGAGTAATTGTCTTGCCATAGAGGTAGGCGATCTTTAATGTTCTCAAATAATCATCGAGATTTTCATGCTTGGCAGGGAAAGTCTCTACAAGACAACAAAGCTCTGCGTCTTCTAGCTGCTGCTCCACGCACGGATTGAAACCGGCGACACTAACATCGTCTAAACGCACGCCATCCTTAAAGCGCCCACGAGTGCGCGCATTTTCTAACCAAATGTACCCCGGCTCTCCTTTCTTCTGGCTCTGCTGGGCATGCCATGCATAGTCCATTCCCACGACCGCATTAAAGGAGTTGTTGGAGCCCCACCTGTGGTGGTACAGCCTTTCATCATCGTTTTTCATTTCGAGATAATGTTTATCATCGTGGCGCCCCATAGCCAACGCAGCGGAGCGCCGCACATTACCAGCCACCACACAGCGACCAATAAGATTTTCAGTATCTACAATATCTACGGATGTGATAGTCTCATCCAAGCGCTCTCCATAGAGAGCAATTAAATTCTTATGCAACTCTTTAAGCGGGCCTGCTCCACTCGATGTACCACCAAACCCATGAATGGGTGCTCCCTCGGCACGAATAATAGAATAATCAAACTTAGGCACCTTTCCTCCAAAGAAAAAGCCATCTAAAAGAAGGTGTACAGAATCTACCCATCCTTCCCGAGAGTCATCAATAACGAGAGTGTCGTTGGTATACTGGGGCTCTTTAATAGTTAGGGTGCCGGCGCCTTCGGTATCAAACCCTACTCCAATCCCCAACATCAAAGCATCCATCATCCATGCAAACAAATATCCCCCCTTGGTGGACAAATCTTTAGTGGATCGAAAAGCACAATTAAATAATCCTGCGGCGGTTCTTTCTTCTACAAACTTCGTACCCATCATCCACAAGCCGCGGCCAGGGGGTGTCCACTTGAGGTTGAACAAACGATCATAGGCTTCTTTGGCTGTACGTTGGGCCTTTGCATCATTCCATTCGAGACCTAGGTGGAACACATGGGCCTTCTGCATATCAAACATTCCTTCAATGACACGTTTACATGTCTGCCACCACTCCTCGGATCCTGTGGCATCAGAATCGAATTCGCTAAGACGACGCGAGTACGTGCGCTTAAAGGTGACATATCCCAACGGACCCCAGGGAACTTCTTTAATTTTATAAGGCTCCAAGAAGGTGTCGGATAATCTGAATCTACGAATGTTGTCTAATGTTCTCATGCTGCTTATTTCCTTTTTAGTTTGGAGTATTTCTCTCGCAATAATTCTTGTTGTTGTTTGGTTCCGAGTGCTACTGGTGTGGTTGCAATTGAACTAACACCATTAGGCATCGGCGCCTTGGGAAGGATTTTAATCTTTACATACGACGTATCCATAAAGATAGGATAGATGATCCCATCCGGACCGTTCCTATTCTTAGCAATAAAAATCTTTCCTTGGTTGTTTTGTTTGTCTTCAATGGTGCGCGAGACAGAAAAAATAAAGTCTGCCACGAAACACTTGTTAAAGGCTTCGGAGATTTGCTCCATCGTAATCACTTCTGCGTTTAAGCCAGAACGATTTGTTTGGGATGCGGTCCAAATAGGGCATTTGAACTCAGTAGATAAAGCACGAAGCTCCTCATAAATAGATTCGAGTTCGTTTCTCTTCTCTTTTCTTACGGTAACGGGCTTTAAAAGATCTGCGTAGTCCACAATCACAAGCCCAGGATTAATGCCCCGCTTAATCAAGCGAGACAAGTGGGAGCGGATGGTGTTGGTGGTAGCCGACTTGGTGGGGTACTCTTTAACAATAAGAGAGCCGTCAATATCTTTGATCGCCTCGTACACTTCTTGCTTAAAAGTAATAATATCAGAAAGAGGGTAGCCAGTCAAACAACTGTCATAACGATTAGCAATGACTGTATCTTGTAGCTCAAGAGTATAGTGGATAACCGTCTTCTCTTGCTTGAGCGCCTGCGTTCCCAAGTGAACCAGGGCCATTGATTTGCCCGCGCCCGTAGGGGCAATCACCACTCCGAGTTCCCCTTTACCCAGGCCTCCACCACAAAGAGCATCAATTTCTGTCCATCCTGTGGATACCGGCTTGCGGTGCTTAGGTTGAAATCTTATTTCAAAATCAGCAACATAATCATATCCAAAATTGTTGTCAGATCCAAGCTTGAGCGCATCATTAATGACCGTAGAGATCTCATCGAAAGAACAATTCTGAAGAAGTCCTACCGAATGCATCATGGCTTCTTTAAGATTCTGTTTGCGACAAAATTCCAAGGAGACATCTTTAATGTATTCTGTATCTGTAAGCTCCTGCGCATGAATGCGAGCAAAATATTCTCTAACTTGATTTTGCGTTACCTCATCATCGTTGTCTAGCTCAGTACGCAGAATAGTAATCATCGCCTCTACAGAAGGATGAGTATTATACTTATCGCGATAGTCGGTAATCTTATTAACAAAAACCCTAAGATATTCTAGCTCTAAAAACTGAGTATCTAACACTTCGGTGATTTGATCGGCGAAAGGCCGGTCTTCAAAAATCAACTGCACTAAGCCCTCTTGGAAGGCCTTTCCATACCTTCCAAAGTGTGCATTTTTAGATAGCATAAATCCCTCTTAACTGTGTACTATATATATAACATGGCTGGAGCTAAAGTCAATTAAAAATCGACTAAATTTAGCTTGGATTGTCAAGACATTCCCTCGCGATTTTGTTTAACGATGTTCTCAAATCTTCCCAATTTAATTCACCAAAACCATCATCGCGCATCATCCCAATAATCTCGGTCTTGTTAAAGTCGCACTCAAAATTTTCGATTGATTCTTTGACGTGTGCTTTAGACTGAAAAGACATCTGTGGAGCATACAATTGCATCAGGCGATAGTTATGTTCGATGAGCTTCTTGTTCTCCGCGATATTGGTAAAAAACTTGAGCGTACTTTTCGTATTCTCACAGAAATCTACCACTTCATCAATGGTATAAGATTTACTGTCGCTTAGAAAGTTTAATCTTTTACTCACAGTCGCAAAGCCGGCGCCTTTAATGCCTGGAAGATTGTCGGAGGTGTCTCCTACAATAGCTCTAGCGAGAGCCATGTTGGTCGGATGGACTCCAGTTTGTTCAATGATTCGTTTCTTGTTAAGTAATTCGTTTTTGGTGGGACGCAACAATACAGTCTCCTCATCACACACCTGCATGAAATCGCGGTCATTAGAGATAATAATTTTTTGCCATCCCTTATAGTAATCCATCTGTGTAATATATGCAATCACATCATCCGCTTCGATCTCTGGAATCATAAACTGAACGATAGGCATGTTGTTCATATATTCAATGACGCGACTTTGCTGCCACATTTTGTTGTGCAACTCTTCGTCATCAGTAAGGTTGTGGAATGCGCGATTTAATCGAATCGGCTTTCTGCCTGCCTTATAGTTTTTGTCGATACTCTTGCGCTTTCGTGATCCGTTAGGACCATCCCACACTACTATGATCTGATCTGGCTTTGTCTCTCGGACATGTCGTTGAAGGATCTTAATGAATCCCTTTAATCCTCCGATAGGATCCCCGTTAGAGGAAATAGATGGGTCTACAATGTAGGCCCTAAGATACGCATTCAACGCATCTACGATCAATACTCGTTTCATAGCAAAAGCCCCGCCTGTTATATATAATATAACATAGCAGGGCCTCAATGTCAAGCAGTTTTTAACGATATCTGCGTGGAGGTGGTGCCGGTCGGCCGCGGCCTCGGACATGGCGCACGTAAGTATGCGGATGTCGATTAATCATATGACGAGGTACGGTACGCAATTCCCATGACCCATGAATCCAAACGCCTCGGGGGTTGTAATGGCCTTGAACCCAAACCCAGGCTTTAACCTTAACTGGTTGAGGGTGTGCTTGGGGTGCTGGGCGTGGGGGCGGTGGGCGATGGACTGCTGCCGGTGGCGGGGCTGTGTGAGGATGCGCATGTACGGTGCAAGCACTCGTCAGCAATGCAATGCTCGCCATTATAATCTTATTCATTTGAAATCTCCTGTTCTTCATAAGGTTCGTAAAAATCGTCGGCAGTTCCTTCGCGCCGATCAAATCGTTGAATGACTTCTTCATCCATCAGACGTATGACCTGTTCTCTAAATTCATTATCTGATTTAATAATCTCGGACCACTTAGAGGGCTGGAACTTTTTTGTGTAGCCGTCTGCAGTCTCTAAAGTATACCATGCACCCTTGGAAGTCAAGTATTCGGATGTCTTGATAGCATCGAACCAGCTTTCTTCATCGCGGATGCCAACCTCATCGGTACCCCACATAATACGGAAGGCACAGTTTCTTCCTTGGGTTCCGAACCTAGACTTCTCTAGTCTAACTTTAACTTCAGATCCAATACGGAAACCTTTATCATCCATCACGAAAGCACTCTTGGCCTTGCGTCCGGTGAGCCAGATGCGCAGCGAATAAGAATAGTGCATTGCTTTTCCGCCGGGTGTCATGTAGGGTGTAGTCATGGCAGTGATATGAGCCATGGGCCCACTAGTAATGTTAGTCTTAAGCTGGTTAAGAACCAAGAAGGTTGCCTGCTTGTCTGCGATAGGAAGGGTCAGCTTTGACATTCCCTTCGCAAGGATGCGCGCCTTCATTGCCATCGAGGATTGCGGATTAAAGTCGCCTTCCACATCCGACACTGCGGGAGTGAACGCGAGAGAATCCCAAATCAATAGCAGCTTCTCGTCGGTTGCTCCTAGAAGTTCTTCAATTGTCTCAAGAACAAACTCGACAGACGATGCCTGAACGTACATTAAGCGCTCTAGGTCGCAGCCTGCTGCCTCCAAAAAAGCAGGGTCGATGGCTGACTCGGAATCAAAATATACGACGAGCTTATCCATTTTCTGGGCGTTGGCTGCAATCTGTGCGGCCATGTAAGACTTCCCTGTGGAGGTGAGTCCTGCAATCTCTGTAACCTTGCCGACAGGAATGCCGCCGATGTGTCCCTTGCATATAATACTATCAAGCCAACGCGATCCTGTGGGGATCCATTCTTTGACTTCGGTGGGATTCTCACCCGTTAAATCGTGCGCAACATTACGTCCCGCTTTTTTATTTACCAAGGTCATGAGATCTTGCATAGATACACGACCAGCCTTGGTTTGTTTTGCCTTTCTTGGCATACTGCCCTCCTGTTTTAATTTAAAGCTTTATAACTTTACCAGTATCAGACGGAATCGTCAACTGTTTTGGAAAAATAATCTTAGAAAAACCAAACTTCAATCGACAAGTATTTTTCAAGATATCATTCCACTTTTTTACCTCTTCAACAAAACTATTTCTGTCTTGCTCTAACAAGGTCAAACTCTCTTTAACATTATATATGTCACAATAAACAACTATCTCGTAAGAGGAGTCGCCTACGAGAGTTCCATCGTGGTGACTTTCAATTAAAGAAGTAATAATATTTGCTCTAAAGTTATTGCCGTTAGTGGATGTAAAAGCAAGATATGTTTTCTTATCCTCGTCAAAATGCTCTAAAAATTTCTTTCTTTTTTGCTTATTTTTTCGGCCCATAGTAACGCCAGGATCATATCCATTTTTAACCAAATCATTAGTCTTATCAGCAAATGTAACTGGTTTGACTTTTGAGTTTGCATCTGTTCCACTTCTTATCCATTGGTTACGAATCTTTGTTCTGGTTGCCTTATAGAGAAATTGCTTGGGATGAATATCGTTCATAATATCATCGAATTCTTCTCTTGTTGGAAACTCGCCGGATGGAACCAAGCCTCCAAAAGTTGGGTCCGCCTTTCTTAGGCCGGCTAGCTGGATAAAAATATCAGTGAGCTTGTAGAAGTTTCCTGCGGGTGGGGGGTTACATTGAATACGGCCCTTTACCTTAGCATAACTATTCGACACTGGCTTGCCATACGTGCCATCCTTTAGAGCTTCATAAAATTCATTACTAACCACAAATGCAAAAAAGCTTTCATCACGTCGCTGATGCAGCAAATAAAAACTTCGGTGATGACCTGTCTCCATGTTCCAAATATTCTGGGTGCCATGGCTAACAAATGGAAGATATTCGAGTCCATTTTTCTCAATTAATGGGCCTAGTTCTTCTCTACAATATTTTTCATCAGACACCTTAAGTCGTATTTGCGCCTCGCTAATGTCATCCTGTGATAACTCAATCATGCCAGTTATAAATCTTCGATAGATTTTATCTCCGATTGGGACGAGTAACAGTTTTGCGTGACATTTCTCATCCACTCTCGGATCTTTATGGCCTAGGGACATTGCTTTGCGAACGATTGTGTCTTCATTACTAATCAAACCAGCAACATCATCATTTTTCTTTAAAGGTATAACATTGGTACCCATTTTAACTCCGTAAATATATAAAATTTAAAGTGGCAGACATTTCCCGGTCTGCCAGCGGGGCGAGCCTAGCCTGCTACCAGTTCATTAAATGCACGATCCACGTCAGTAGTTTCAGTCGTACTATACTTGGTAGTCTCGCGTGAACGTGACTCAGCGGATCCGTCTCCGGCAAGTTGTTCATCGAGAATAGCGCCGACCTGCTCCGGGCTAAGACGTTCGAATAGACCGTCAAATTCCGGCATGCCATCAAGGAGGGCGGGGATGGCCTCAGTATCCTCAAGCAATGTTGAGGTATTACGACGCATTTTCAGGCTCGTCTGGGGATAGGCACCGGGCTTGGTGGGCTTGGTGTAGGTAAGAGTAATATCTGTACCCTCCGTAACGTCTGTGACGTCCCCATATTCCGGGTCTAAAATGTAGCCAAGAAGAAGTTCGTATGCGGTCTTACCATAACCGTACACCTTGATTCCCTCATCTTCTCGACCACGAACCACAACGGGAGAGAAGTAGCGAGTGCGTACAAAGAGTGCCTTTGCAAGCTTCTTGCTTTCCTCATCGTTGCTATCACTTCCTTCTCGCCAAAGCGAAGAAGCGAATTCACAAATAGGACATTCTTCTCCATAGTTGCGCTTGGGACAGAGGATTCCTCCTCGGTGTTCGCCAACGTTATAGTGAAAGAACATTTCCTTCAAAGGATCTCCGTCGTTAGTTGGAATGATCCGAATGTCGGTGTCTCCCTCGTCTGGTTTAAACCAAACAGAGTTAGTATCACCCTTGTTTTCGCCGCGCAAAGTTGCGAGCTTGCGGCGCATAAGCTCCATATCAATTGACATTATTCAATTTCTCCTTGTGTGAATAAAGTATATCACTCTTGCTCTTCTTTGTCAAGAGTATTTTCTTGTATTGCGTTAGTGTGGGCAACGCAGAACCCAAAGTCATCATGTTCTGTTTCATAAATTGCATAAGAAATCTTGCGAAAAGTATTTTTAGGCTTTTCTTTAAGCTTATCAACCAACTGTTTGTGTAAGCCGCCTTCGGTGGCCAATCTCTCTTCGTTTATACATATATAATAACACAACTCACGGGGGTTGTCAAGGTCAAAAAGCCATTTTTCTTCTAAAGAATTAACGTCCAACATTCCCAAGGTTCTAATGCGATGGATAGCTGCCGGCTTGGAGACTTGGCCAATTTCTGGCTCGCTAAATTCAAAGTAGTTTAAATAATGAATAGTGGAAAAGATAAACTCATTCAGCATTTCATAATAGTTTTTAATAGGCACTTCGCCCAAGGCTTCTTCTAGTTTTAGATTAGATATTAACGTAATCGAACTAAACAATCCCGAACGTGCATACTCCTGGAGCACCCCGAAAGTGACGCGTTCTAAAAGCTGGGGAGTCCCGGTCAATAACTCGATGTCGGGGCGGATATAAAATAAATCTATTTTTTTATCTTTGATCTGCTCTAGAATTCCTAGGGTATAATTAGAACTCATCGATGAGCCCATAACAAATACCTGGACGCGTTCTCTTATATTGGCGAACACTTTCTCTAAATTAGGAATGTTTTCCTCATAAGCTTCGGGGTCGCCAAGCCTCTTGAGCTTAATTTTAAATTTACTATTGCGGGCCACGTTGGTGTTTAGCGAATAAACTTCATAGTTCTCCATACCAGAAAACTTTTCTGCAATAGCCGATGCGGCATTCCCTATTCCAATTACTGAAATCATATCTTTAACTCTTGAAGTTCATAATAATTCTTTCCACAATTTAAGTTAACCATAAAGGTGTCCAAAAGATTATTAGCAAAAATTTCTTTTAGCTGGGGGACTAGTGGGCGGTCTTCGTCTGCGAGATCGATCACCACTTCATCATGCACAATGTGAGAGATAAACGACTTCTTTCCTTCTAAGAATACGTCTACTGCGCAGGCACGTTCCAGGACTAAATCGGCTGTAGTGCTTTGAATCAAATAGTTTAAAGCCTTGCGCGGTTCAACTTGTATACGGCGCTTAAACACTGTCTTAATATACCCTTTATCATACCATTTGTCAAGAACTTTTTCGCGATGATAAATACTAAATTCACTGTTCGCTGCATCCGGGTTGTAAAGCCATGCAAAAAATTGAGTCTTGGCGTCGTCACGATCTATCTCTCCTTGAATAAGGTTTTTGATATGCCACTCGTGCACGTCTTCTTGTGGTTGTTTCTCTCCAGCCAACGCGATAAAGGTTCGTACTTCCGCAGCGTTATAATCCAATGACAAAAACCAGTCATTGTGAGGTTTTAACAATTTTCTAAATTCTTTTTGCGTAGTGAGTACCGGAAAACTTTGTGAATAGGTGGTGAGCCTTCCTGTAACAGTTCCAAATAAATTATAATCTATATAATTGGGCCCACTTAACAACAGCTTGGCTCTTCTAGAATCACGAGAGGATAAGTGTAGATTTTTACACCCCTCGTTGTTTAAGTTCAAAGGCTGATAGCGTATCTTATATAAAAGCTTTTCAATATTGTGCAAGTGTTCGTAGCATTCAGGTTTTGTGTGCGTCTCAAAAACATACTCCGTAATTTTGTTTTTGATCTCGCAAAACTCTTTAAGAAAATCTTCCGGGACCAGATCAAAAATGCAGTGGTCTCGCATGCTTACTTTGGCAATCTGAAAAGATTTAATGTAAGCCCTCAACCGTTTTTGTGCTCTCTTGAGAACGTCTTGGAGTTCCGGCGGGCATACCTGATTCAATGCTAGCCCCTCTGCGTACAACCATGCGTAGTCTGTGGTGGTGTCGACCAACGACCCAGAATATTTCCAAGTCTTGGTTAGATTCTCCGGAAAGTTTTCATAATAAAGTTTCCCGTCTGTATAAATGCCTATGCATTCAGATTTGTCATCAATAGCCTGAAATATCATCCCGCACCAAACGTCTATATCTTTCAATATAACTCGCTGAGCCCCGATAGTCAAATGTTTTATTTAAAATTCTTTCAAATATTAGCAACGAGGCTCGTACTCCTATCTGTTCGGCAGCCCGCAAGCAATCGTTGATAAGCATCTCGCGCTCATTGATAGAAAATTCAGATTCTTCCTCAAGAAAACGGAGATGACAATATATGCGTAAAAAATAAGCTTCATTAAATTCTGCTTGTATCTCTTCTAATGTATAAGACAAGGGAATAACCATTTTGCGACGGACTTTTCCATTACACTCTTCATAGCTATAAAACGAGCCGTACTTTACCATGTTATATAAACGGAGGAGAATCGAACTAAAGTTTTCAAAATATTTATTGTGCGAATGTTCATAATTATTGTGAAGGACTGCGGCGGTTGTAGGAGAATAATATTTAGCCGAGAGTTCTAACATTCCAGGCGCATCAATATCACATACAATGCGCCAAGGGACGAATTGATCTACCATAAAGCCGTAGTCGTTGCATGCGTTAACATAAAAAGCCCAGTTCTTGCTGTTCACAAATTGATTTATCTTTTCATCGTCGTTGACAGGATCCAGATCTGCTATCTCAATAGCCAAACCACTCGTCATAATGCTGCAGCGTCGGCTCTTGATATATGCAGGCTTGGTGAAGGGGATCGTGTGCAATGTTCTTTCAAGATATACCACCAGATGTTGCATGAACTCTTTAAAGTCTCTTACCTTGATCTTATCAGCATCGAAGAGATCTTTCAAGGTGTTTAAATAAATATCTAAGTAATCGGCGTACAAAGACTCATGACTAACGTGTGCTTTGTGAACCTGCAGGCTGCTCAAGAAAGAATCCTGCGTGTCAATAATGCCCTTGGCGGCGCATTTCTCAAACTCCAACGCCATTTGTTCAAAAGCATCTACCACGAAGGAAAGAGCTTCATAACTCTGCGAAGCGCCGGCGCTAGAACGAAAGCCTTTAAAGCCGGCGAACAAAGCGGCTTCGCGGGGATTGCGGGTTTGAATGGGAACAAAGAATCGGTCGACGCGGCCAAAGAGATACTTCTCTCCTAAGTTGAAATCCACAAGATTCCGGGCCTGTCCCGCTAACTGCATTCTATACATTAAACGCTTCATGAATAATGTTCTGGTTGGTTCGTGGTTTGTGTTGGTATAAAAAGTTGACATAAATTATCACTTCTCCGTCCCAGATCTAGGAATGACATCGGCACCAGACGGCCCTGCAGCAGTCCCGGCGCGGCTGGCGTAAATATCTTCGTTGGGTAGCGAAACGGTGTCTGCCGCAGTACGATCACCAGTAAGATTTGTGGGATCTCCTTGTCCCAGTACGGCCGGTCCGGCTGGCGCGCCGCCAGCGTGGGGGTCACACTTGGAGGGACGGGGACGGTTGATCGCATATTCCTCATTATAGGCTTCTTGCTCTTCTGCGGTGCGAGTGGTACCAGTTCTTTCGGCAACCCATTTGGCACTTACGCGACTCTCAGCTTTGCCGGGCCCGAAAGAATGTTCGGAACGATATATCATATAATACCCTCCCACACCAAACTCAGTTAAATCCATGCGCTTGTCATCTCCTACGCCGGCAGTCTGTGGGGCAAAGCCGCGTGGGTCAACGAAGATGTATTTGCCCGGGAAGGCTCCTACATCTGCGAAGGTGGTGATGTCGGCATCATAAACTTCTCTCAATTGCTTTAAGCCATCGTAGCCCTCTTGTTCGAATCTCACCTCTTTAAGGCCCGGGGAGGAGGTCTTTTTAAGATCGATCTTCTTCACAATTCCCACGTCTTCCCCCATGATATAGTGCATGATGCCGCGGCGATGGTCCTCTTCAACATCTCCATTCATTGCTTCTTTGGGTGTGGTGCGCCCGCCATAGTAAATAAGGTAATTAGTTTCTGTGGGGGGGGGTTCTGCATTGGCATTGAAGCCTCGCGACCCTTCTGGTCCCGCTATGTTTAAGACGGGAAAACTCAAATATTGTGAGGGCGAAGCATTTTCGGGGAGAAGATAGGCGCCTGCACCTCCATCAGAAACAATCAATGGCCAATCTTTCTTTTTAGCTGCTGCTCGGGCCGTCCAAGTATGTGCCGTCAATGTATCTATGCCCTCCCTGAAGTCTGCGGACGCATAATCAGTCAAGGATGTCTGGGACATGCGCACGCGTTGTTTGATAGGTACCTTGAAACAGGTATCATCATTCAGGTAGTTGCGAATCAAGACATTAAAGAAATCATTTAAAAACATGGGGAGCGGGTATACCGATTCTTCTTTTTGCAAAAGCTTTTCGGTGAGCCAGTCAATAAAAAATTTCACTGATACTGGGAGGTCTCCCAATGAGATAAGATATTTTTGGGAGGGGTCTTTGGGAGACACAATCTCTATAGGCCCCAAGACGGCGCGGAAGTTTTTAAAGTGTTCTTTAAACTTTTCGATCTTTTTCTTTTCTGCCTCTTCCTCTTCTGCATTGATAGTTCCTTGTTCTTCAAGGGTGTCAATTGTAGAAGGCATCTCTGTTAAATAGTTTTCAATGCCTGCCAAGATTTCATCAACCAAATTGAAAACATAGAAATAAGGTAATTGTTGTTTTTCGGTGCTATTGAGAACATCGTTGATTCGCTCCGTGCTCCATTGAGGCTCCCCCAATTCGTCTCCGGATTCGCGTGCGGCTGCCGCGTCATGGATCTCGGCAATCAGATCCTGATCACCAGTCGGTTCCTCACTAATAGTAAATTGGACGGCCGTTTCTCCCAAATTGGAAAAAGCGCCCATTTTTTGCCAGCGAATTAATTCGTCATAACTTAAGTTTAGATATCTAATTTTGCCTTGGGCTACCATGTTCCCTAGGAGAGTCTGTAGGCTAGTGACTTTATCATTTTTAATATTATTCTGCTCGCTCTCTTTAAATTGAGAGATTGCATCGGAGTCACACTCTGCACTCAATCTATTAAATGTCAATTGGCGTGCGAGCATTCTTCCTCCAATTTCTACATCGGAAAAAATATTGAAAGTACTCTGATCAAAAAAGTCTTCAATGTATGCAAGGTAATTAATGGTAAAGGTGACGCGGCCCATTTCATCAAAGGCAAAATCATGAACAGTCGGTGTTAAATTAAGTGTCACATATGAATGTTTAATAGCTTCTTTTAAGCCCCTCACTTGCCCCCCTGCTTCGGTACCATACATTTGGTCTGCGCCCGTATTCATATTATAAAAATTCCAAAACTCCGCATCATCCATGCCGGGGGGCTCAGCCCAGCCTACCACTGCTTTTAAGCGAAAGTTTAATTTATCTAGCTCATCATGCGGGTCAGCAAATGCGGCCTGCTGTTCGAATCTCACGCCGCCCCCAGTTTTGAGAGCCAAATCGATATAACGATAGTTGCCGCGTATCTTTAAGAGTTCATCAAAGTTATTAGCAAAGATTTTTAAAGTAGCTTTGATGCTTTTTTTGACTGCGAAGGGATTGCTTCCATCATAAGTAAAACTAAAATCTTTAATACCGACCCCGTAACCTCTCACATCTTTATTCTTTAAAAAGTCGGTGGGCCACATGGAGCCATGGCCACCTTCAAAATTAAACTCTTGTTCGAACTCTACTCCATTGGCATCTTCGCTCAATTTAAACAACCGAATCATTGGTTGTAAAGATGACAACTGATGGGCGCGTGCTTTAAACAAGGCCAACTGCGTAGGGTATTGAGTAAGCTTGTTCATAAAACTAAAGGTGTCGCCGACTACTTCGAGACACGCATTGCCTACATAGTTTTGTACACCTTCCTCGGCGGGGGGCGCCACATAAGGGAGCGGCTTCACTTCCTCTGCAGCAATGTTCTTCCAGCGATAACCCACCAATGTGTCCAGGTTGGAGAGGAGAAAACACTGCTCTCTATAGCCGGCGAGATCTAATTCGGGGGCTACGCCGGCCGTGATGGCCAAGGCGGCTTGCGCAAGCTTCTTGGCCAGTTCGCGTTCAGCTTCAAGCTCGTCCGCCGGAGCTTCAGGATCAAATACTCCATGTTTTCCAGCATCATCTTTAAGTTTATCTTCCTGCTCTGCTAAATGTTGGTATACACGGAGAGCAAAATACTCTTTATATTTTTCGAGGGCCCAATCATATGCAGTACGGTAATCACAAGTGGCATCTAACATGCACGTTTTGACTTGCTGGCCCGTTTGGCCGGCGATGCTTTCTTGGGCACTAGTGGTGGTGGTGGTCTCATCTCGAAGCTGAGTTAACGACCTTCCTCCGGCGCTCCCAGCAGCTTCCCCGGAAGCCACGGCTGCTGCAACTTGTTCCGCTGCTGTCTCTGTCGTCGTAGTCACAAGGGTATCGGTATTCATGCTCGCCATTTCTGAAACTTGATCTCGGTCTAGATATTGAGCATA